ACCAATTATTTATGTTCCTGATATACCAACAGACTCAGAAAAAGAAAATTTTAAATTTGGTGTAATAGTACAATCTTCCAATTTTGATAAAACAAAATCAGTATTAGATAACATAAAAAAAATAAATGATAATGCTAACATTATTATAATTTCTAATTCACATAATTTTGAAGAATTGCAATCATTAGAAAATGTTAAACTTATAAATGGGTTTTATGATGATTTACAAAAAAATCTAGACATCATAAAATATGAAGAAAATTTATTAGATGGGTTTGAATTAGTGTTTATAACTAATGATAACGTAGAAATAATTAATGACGTTTTTTCCAATTCATTTAAAACCTACAAAAAAAATAAAAATAATTTTGGTTGTCAATTTCCAACATCGTACAACACAAATAAATCTATATTCAGTACTTCTTTAATTTTAACAACAACAGGAGATAATCAATATGGATTTCATTTGTTAAATAATGGTTCACAATATAACATTTTTTCAAACAACACGACAAATCCGTTTGGTAATTTAGTTAACTTTATTTGTACTACACCTTCTAATATAAAACTAAATGATTGGTTTAAATCTGATTATGAAACATCATTAATTTTTAATGATTTTAGTACTAAATTAAGTAAACATAACAAAAATATTTTTATTGATAATTCTTCATTTGTTATTGATAGAACATACGAAAATTTAAATCTTATTGAAACAATAAGGCCAGATTTTCAAATATTCTTACAAGAAATTCAAAAAAATAAAAAAATACATCAACATATAAAAATAGTTAAATAATGATTAAGATTGTTTCGGGATATACAGATAAAGGAGGTTCAACAGTCGCATTGATAAACCTATGTAATTTTTTTAATGAGAATGGTTTAGAGTGTACTTTATATGGTAATCAAAATTGGCATAGAGACAAATGTAAATCAGGTAATATTGAAAATGATTTAACTTTAAAGCCAAATGATAAATTAATTTATCATTTTTATAATTTAGAAAAAAGGCCTGATGTTGATGTTGTTCTTTTATCGTGTCATGAAAAATGGTGGTTTCCTGTTGGGAAAATAAAACAGTATTGGGACGAAGCTGTTTTTTTACACAATGAACATAGAAAGTATCATTCTGAATACAACGGTAAATTTTCAATAATTCCTAACTTAAAAGAAAATTTACACCAAACAGATAAAAATAATTTAAATAAAATTGCAGGTGTTATCGGTTCTATAGAACATAGAAAACAAACACACATGTCAATAATACGAGCATTAAAAGATGGATGCGAAAAAATATATTTATTTGGTCACATAGGTGAACAACCATATTATGATAAATTTGTTAAACCTCTTTTAAATGAAAAAATTATAGAGTATGGACACACAACCAATAAACAAGAAATGTATGATATGGTTGGTAGAGTATATCATTCTTCATTAGGTGAGGTTGCCTGTTTAGTTAAAGACGAATGTTTTTTAACGGGTACTGAGTTTTTTGGTAATAAAGAAACTGAAAACGAAGTTTCAACTTTATCTAATATTGAAATATTGAATCTTTGGAAAAAATCACTAAAATTATAAAATGTCAACAACAAGTTATTCTTTAATTCTTACAGTACATAATAAAGGTTTTTTATTAGATGAGAGCTTACAAAGAATAAAAAAATTAACAAAAGGTAGTTATGAAACAATAATCGTATTAGATGGTTGTTCTGATAACAGTGAAGAAATTACCAAAACTTTCATAAAACAAAATCCAAAGATGAAAATAGTTTTAGAATACGCAGATGACGTATTTGAAACTAAAGCAAATAACATTGGATTAAAAAGGGCAGAATCTGACCATGTAATAATAATTCAAGACGACATGTTGATGAATGAAGATGCATGGAACGTAAGATTAACAAAACCTTTTAGAACATATAATGATGTTTTTGCCGTTTCATCTAATTGTTCACATAATTGGGTGTTTAATCCAAATAGCAAACATTTGGGAATGGAAGAAGATTTAGATAATTGTTGGTGTGACATAATTCAACATGTTGACCACGCAGGTCGTCCTTGGGGATTGTCTCGTGATGTTTTTGCAATTAGACAATGTGTTAATCGAGGTCCTTTAGCGATTAATCACGATGACTTATATGATTTAAATTATTTAGACGAAAAATTTGCACCTTTAGATATGGATGACCATGATTTATGTTTCAGAATGGCTAAACAATTAAATAAAGTTGTTGGTTGTTATTGGACAGATTTTATAAGTGATTTTTCTTGGGGTGGTACACATAACACGACAGGGGGTCATAAACCTTGGTTTTATAAATCAAACCACAAAAATATGAAAATTGTTTGGGATAGACACTCAGACATTATTCAAGAAACAAGAAAAATTGAAAATAGAATTTTAAAATGAGAATCGCCATATTCACAATATCTTTAGGTAAATATGATATTTTTTTTAATGATTTTTACAATAGTGTAAATACTAATTTTTTACCTGCTCACGACAAAACATTTTTTTTATTTACAGATAAAATGTTTGAATCTAAATCAAATCTGATTCAGATTAAACAAGAAAAAATGGGTTGGCCATATGACTCAATGATGAGATTTCATTTGTTAAATAAAATTAAAGATGAAATATCTAAATTTGATTATATATTTTTTTTTAATGTTAACATGTTGGCGGTTCAAAAAATTGGTGACGAGGTTTTACCAAAAATTGATAATGATTTTTTAGTTGGTTGTAATCACCCATTACACTTCCATCAAGCACCTCATTTTTTACCGTATGAAAGAAAATCTGAAATATCATGTAGTATCCCATATACCGAAGGAAAATATTATTATCAAGGATGTTTTAATGGTGGAAGAGTTGAAGAATTTTTAGCAATGTCAAAAATTTTATCTGAAAATATTGATAATGATTTAAAAAATAATCAAATACCTGTTTGGCATGATGAATCTTATTTAAATTGGTATTTTAATAAAAAAAATCCATTATTGTTATCATACAATTACATTTATCCTGAAGGTATGAATTTACCTGACATGAATCCAATTATGATACAAAGAGATAAATGGAAATACATGAATAAAGAAAAATTAAGAAGTTAATGAAACCTGAAATAGTTACAGCCTTATTCAATATTAACCGAGATAAAAATGGTGACGGGAGAAAAATGTCACAATATTTAGAATGGTTTGACACAACATTAAAATTAAAAACCCCAATGTCTATCTTCATAGAAGAAGATTTAGTTGACTTTGTTAAACAAAGACGGGACTTGAGTAATACTAAAATTTTTGTACAAAAACTTGATGAAATTCCATTTTTTAAATGGAATGAAAAAATTGATGAAATAATAAATAGTGATTTTTTTAAATCAAAAATGAAAGATACCGATAGAATAGAATGTAAGACATCACTATATAATGTAATACAATATTCTAAATTTGGTTGGATTAAAAAATCAATTGAAGATAATGTTTTTGGTTCGGATTACTTTTTATGGATGGATGCTGGTTGTAGTAGGTTTTTCGATAATTTTGATTTAAATAATACGTGGCCAAACACATCAAAATTAAAAAAAGATAAATTCATAATTCAAGGAAACCAAAACACATTAAAATATTTTCCTAATTTAGATATTGAAAATTATATATGGGATAATAACTGTACAACCGTTGGTACTTTATTTGGCGGTGGTACCGATATCATGATTAGGATTTATAATGAAATAAATAAAATTTTTGAAAATTATATGATTAAAAATAATTGTGTTAATAATGAGCAATTTGCATTATCAATTTTATTTGAACTTTATCCTGAGATTGTAGATTTAAAAATAATATTAAACGGTTCACACTTACCGTTATTTAATTACTTATCAAAATGAAAATAGTTAGTTTATTTGCTGGACACGATGCCAATATAACGTTTTTTGACTCTGAAAAAAATAGTTATCACGTTATTGAAATTGAAAGACTTGTTAAAAAAAGATATTTTAGGTTACATGTTGACAACTCAACTGAAGATATCATAAAAATATTATCTGATTGTAGAGACATAGCCGAAAAACATTGGGGATTTAGTAACGATTATGATGTTGTTATGGATGTTGCCGATGGTTGGATAGACCATAACATTCTAAGACAAGTTTTTAATTCTAAAGAATATATTCGATATGGTAGACATCACCTTAGTCATGCAGCATGTGCGTTCTATCAGTCACCATTTAATAAATCATTAATTATTTCATACGATGGTGGAGGTGATGATGGACATTTTAATATATACATGGGAGATGAAAATGGTATACATTTTCTTGAAAACATACCATCTGATTTTGGTGGTGGTTATTTATTAGCATCAAGTTGTATTACTGAAGTTACAAAAGATTCCAGACACATGTTATCATTAGCGGGTAAAATGATGGGTATATGTGCTTATGGTATTGTAGATGAATCTAAAACAAAATATTTTTCACAGTTTTACTTTGATAAAAATTGGAAAAAACTGTCAGAAAAAACAGGTTATAATTTAAAAAATTTAGAGTCTCCTTGGTTAAATCCATTGGACAATTATTTTTTATCAGGACAAGAAGGATTTAATTTTGCTGCCACAGCACAAAAAGGATATGAAAATGCCTTTATTGGAATCTTTGAAGGGGTTTTAAAAAAATATTCAGTAAATAATGTTTGTATTACTGGTGGTGGAGGACTAAACGTTCTGTTAAATGAACGGATAAAAAATGAATATAATGTTAATTTATTTGTTCCACCAAATCCAAATGATTGCGGATTGTCGCTTGGTTCGAATTTTTTATATTACAAACCAAAAACAAAAGTTAATATCGCATATAACGGATTACCATTGCTTGATGAAGAAGATATGGAAAAAAAATTGATTGGTAGAAATCATGAAAAAACGACATTTTCTAAAATCGCCAATTTATTAAAAGAGGGTAAAATTATTGGAGTTTGTAATGAAGATTCTGAAGTTGGTCCAAGGGCTTTAGGTAATAGAAGTATAATTTGTGACCCGTCATTTCCAAATATGAAAGACATATTAAATTCTAAAGTAAAATTTAGAGAATGGTATAGACCGTTTGCACCATTTTGTTTAATTGAAGATGCTAATTTATATTTTAAATCTAAAAATTTTAATAATTTAGAATATATGGGTTACGCACCTGTTGTTAAAAAAGAATATAAAGAAAAATTACCGTCAATAACACATGAAGATAATTCATCACGATTACAATGTGTAACTAAAGAAAGTCATAATTTTTTCTATAATTTATTAAAAGAATTTTCTAAAATATCTGATACTAATGTTTTACTAAACACGTCATTTAATATACGTGGTAACCCAATTCTATCAACGATTGATGACGCACTATTTGTATTGGATAACACTGAATTGGATTATGTTATAATAAAAGATACGTTAATTAAAAAATGAAAAAACAGAAAGTTATAATTTGGGGTTACCCTCTTTATTCACACACTCATTCGTATATTCATTACGGTTTTTATCAAGGATTCAAACACTTAGGTTTTGACACCTATTGGTTTGATGATAAAAATTACCCTAAAGATTTTGATTTTTCCAATTGCATATTTTGGACAGAAGGATTTGCGGATAATGAAATACCGCTCAATGATAGTAGTATATATTTTGTCCATGTATGTCCAAATCCTAAAAAATACATTGACGCTGGTGTTAAAAAATTCTTCGATGTCAGAGGTAATAATATTTGGATTAAAGACCATGTTTATTCGTACACAATGGATAAATCAAAATATGAAAAATTAGGACCTGTTTGTTACTATGAGAAAAAAACAAACAATAAAGTTTTGGTTGAAAACCAAAGATTTAATTATGAAATTGATGATTATGATAAAGTATATATTTCATGGGCGACAGATTTGTTACCAAATGAATTTAATTATGATGATATAAATTATAAAAGAGATAATATAATTTATTTTTGTGGTAATTTATCTAATAACGGTGTTTGTGAAAACTTCAGTACTTTTAAAGATTTTATAATAGAATGTAAAAAAAATAATATTGAATTTAAAATAAATAATCCTTGGATTAATCCTCTACCGAAAGAAGAAATTATAAATCGAACTAAAAAATCAATATTGGGTGTTGATGTCCGAGGACCTGAACACATTAAAAATGGTTATATACCTTGTAGGGTTATGAAAAGTATGTCGTATGGACATTTAGGTATGACTAATTCTCCCGAAGTTTATAATGAAATGGAAGGTCATTGTATTTTAGAAACAGACACATCAAAATTGTTTTATAAAGCAATGGAGAATAGAACTAACTATAAATTTATAAAAGATGGTATGGATTACATAAAAGAAAATCACACATATATAAATCGAGTACAATCAATACTCAAATTGGTTTAATTTATGAAAACCTTAGAAATATATAATAAAACATATTACAATAAATTAATTAAAAAATAATAAAATGAAAAAAGTACAGGGAAGAAGTTTTACTAGTAACAGTGTTAAATTGCTAAAACATTTAGATAAATTAAAAAGGATTCAAGAAGGAAAGACCCCTTCACCAGTCATGGCGCACATATCATTAATAAATGCATGTAATTTAACATGTAGTTTTTGTTGTTTCGCAAATAGAGATTTAACAGATAGATTATCATTTGAAAAGGTTAAACAAGCATTAGACTCTTTTAAAAAAATTGGTGTAACTGGTATTGAATTTACTGGTGGTGGAGAACCGACATTACACCCTAATTTTAAAGAAATATCCGAATATGCGCATGGATTAGGGTTTAAATTAGGACTATGTACTAATGGTAAGGATTTAGGAAAAAAAATTGGTAAAGACATTGTAAAATTATTTTCTTGGGTTAGGCTTGGTTTATATGGTTTTTATGAGGGATATGAATACGACTTATCAGTTTTTGATGGTACTGAAACCACAGTGTCAGCTGCGTATGTGTGGGATGAATCAATTGACACTTCAAGTAATCCAAATGTAACGGGAGAATGGACCGACAAAAACAAGAAAAAATTAGCAACTAAATTTCAAAAAACAGAAAATTTTTTACAAATGATTGATTGGGTTGAACAACACAAAATACCAACTCGTATAGCATTTAATGCAATTAAAAAAATAGATGAGGTTAAAAAAGACATTGAAAAAATTAAAGAAGTTATTAAAGATATGGATTTAAAATATGCATTTTTATCCGATTTTAATTACAAAGGGGAAAGAAGGAATGACCATTGTTATATGCACATGGTAAAACCATTTTTATTTACTGATGGTTATGTATACGTATGTCCATCTGCTGAACTTTCTATTGAGAACAATTACAATTATGTTCCTGAATCACAATTTATGGTTTGTGATATTGACGGAATTGAAGAATTTTATTCTAAACCGTCTTCGGTAAGACATCACGCATGTATGTATTGTAAGTATGCAATTCAAAATGAATTGATTGATGACATATTAACTGATACACAACATAATGAATTTGCGTAATTTATTTACCTAATATATATTTTAATTATTTTATAATTTATGAATTTATTTAATAAAGATTATTACGAAAACGGAGTAAAGAAAAAAATAAGTGGGTACGAAAATTATCAATGGATACCAACCAGAAGTATTCCTGAAGCAATAACAATAAAAAATAATATTAAATTTGAAAGTGCTTTAGATTATGGTTGTGCAAAAGGATTTTTAGTACATGCTTTAAATATGTTAACAGATAAAGAAATTTATGGTGTTGATATTAGTGAGTATGCAATTGAGAATGGGTTACCCCAAGTTAAGAATAAATTATATAAGATAAATGAATTAGCATCCGAAGCTATAAAATCAGTAGATTTAATTATTGCTAAAGATGTATTAGAACACATTCATGAAGATAAAATTGATGTCATATTATCCGATTTTTATTCAATATCTAATCAAGTGTTATTAGTTATACCTTTAGGTGATAATGATAAATTTAGAATTAGAGAATACGAAATGGATGTCACACACGTTACAAAAAAAGATGAAGAATGGTGGATAAATAAAATTAGAAAATCGGGTTACAAGTTAAAAAACTTTGATTATAATATGGGTGAAATTAAAATAAAATGGACCAAACAGTTCCAATATGGTAATGGATTTTTTTTATTAGAAAAATAATGGACGCTTATATACAGGTTATAAAAGATGATTACAAAGTTAACTTTGTTTTAGAAAATTTTAGAAAAACATATCCAAACTCAAATATAACTTTAGTTTCTGATGATGGTGAAGACCTAACAGAATTATCAAATAGATTTAATTGTCATTATTTACACAGTACATTTAAAACAGGTAATGACCCAAAAGGTTTTAATAAAGACCAAACAATAGAATGGTTGAATAGATTTTATAATGCGTTTGAAAAATCTACGTCAAAATATTTAATTTATCTTGAAGATGACGTTTTAGTAAGAAATAGAATTGATATTAATTTTGACTCAAATATTTTAGGTTTAAAAGTAAATTTAATCAACCAAAGTATAATTGATTATTTTGAAAAAAAATACAAAACAACATTTACTTCTAAAATGTATGGGGCGTGTGGAGGAACAATATATAAAGTTGAATTTTTTTTAAATAATTTTAATAATTTTATTAAAATTATTGAAGATAGTTTTGATGAGGTACAAAAATTACATCAAATTCAGTTTGGTTATTTAGATATGTTCATGCCTGTTTTATACATGTTATGTAACTCAACATATGATGATAATGTGTTTTTATGTGAAACGCATAGAAATTCAAATTGTATGAATTCAAATAGTAAAATAATACACGGGAAACAAATTTATAATTAAGTATGAAAATATCAATAATAGGACCAGGAATAATGCCAATACCACCTAAAGGTTGGGGAGCTGTAGAAGCTTTAATTTGGGATTACAAAATAGAACTTGAAAAGTTAGGACATGAAATTCAGATAGTTAACACGCCAAACCAACAAGAAATAATAAATTTAGTTAATAATTTTAAACCTGACTTTGTTCATTTACAATATGATAATTTTGTCGGTATATTACCACACATTAATTGTAAAAATAAAGCAGCAACAACACATTTTGGTTATTTAGAACAACCTATGAAGTATGGAGGTTACATACATCTAATGAGAGCGTTTATTGAAGGTGATTTTAGAATTTTTTGTTTGTCAGAAGGAATTAAAAATACATATCAAAAATTTGGTTGTGACCCATCTCGTCTTGAGGTGACACCTAATGGTGCCAGACATGACCTTTTCAGATATACAGACAATCCTCAACATAAAGACAGAAGTATATACTTAGCTAAAATTACAGATAGAAAACGACAGTACCTATATCAAAATATTGAAAATTTATTTTTTGCTGGTAATTCAGACGATAATAGGTTTAATCTTAATTCACCAAATTATTTAGGTGAATGGAGTAAAGAAATATTATACGATAATTTAACTGATTATGCGAATTTAGTATTATTAAGTGATGGTGAAGCGGACCCTCTTGTAACTAAAGAAGCCTTAATGTCGGGATTAGGTTTAGTTATCTCTGAATATAGCACCGCTAATTTAGATTTATCATTACCTTTTATAGATGTAATTCCTGAATCAAAAATAAAAGATATTGATTATGTGAAAAATATTATTATTAATAATAGAAACAAGTCATTAGAAATGAGAGAAAAAATTAGACAGTATGGTATGGATAATTTTAGTTGGGAAGTGATAATAGATAAATTTGTCAAAATTATTTAAATGGAAAAAAAACAAACAAAAAAAAGAACAAGCTCTTTGAGCGGTGAAACAATACAATCTTATAAGACAAGAAAAGAATTAATTTCACAAATAATAAAAAAACAAACTAAGGAAAAATTTTTAACTGAAAATCAAAGACTTTACTATAATATTTTAATATCAAATCAAATAACTATTTGTTCAGGACCTGCGGGTGTTGGTAAATCATATATTGCAATGAAAGCGGCAGTTGATTTATTACAAGACCCAAATAACTCGTATGAGAAAATTATGATTGTTAGACCAGCGGTTGAGGCTGAAGAAAAATTAGGTTCATTACCTGGTGCGTTAGAAGAAAAATTAGACCCATATATAAGTCCGTCTTATTATCTTTTAAATAAATTAATAGGAAAAGAAAACAGAGAAAAATTAATTGAATTAGACTTTATTGAGGTGCAAGCTTTAGCTTATATTAGAGGTTGGAATATAGATAATACTATTTTAATTTTTGAAGAAGCTCAAAATAGTACACCAAAACAAATGAAACTTCTTTTAACAAGAATTGGGTTTAACAGTAAATTCTTTATATCAGGAGATTTAGAACAAACTGATAGATACAAAGACAAAACTCATTCAGGTTTGTGGGACGCGATGTCTAAATTTAGAGACATGGACGAAATTGGTGTATTTGAATTTAGTGAAAAAGATATTGTTAGAAACCCATTAATAACTAAAATCTTAAAGAAATACGAAGATGAAGTTCGCTTTTGATACTGACGAAGTTTTGAGAGACACACTCAACAAAATGTCTGCAGTATATGAAAAATTCTTTATTGAAGATTACGTATATGAAGAAGGCGAAGAAGAGTTCAAATATGAAATTATAGAACCGATTAATTCCTATAATTTTTCAGACCATTTTAAATTCCCTTCAGATAATGATTACATAAATTTTATGTATATGGATTTTCCAATGAATATTTGTGGTCACGCACCTTCAATTTCCGCTAACACATTTAATACATTATCAGCAATTCAAAAAACAACATTAAAGAAAAAAGATAAACTAACTATCATTGCAAAGGCAATTGCAAAACAAAAACCCGCAACACTTTTTTTCCTTTCAAAATACGGAACCGAAGTAGATGAAGTTATTTTTTACAACAAAAAAAATTTAAAAAAGATGTGGAGTAAATTTGATGTTATTGTAACATCAAACCCAGAATTATTAGAATGTAAACCAAAAAATAAAATTTCAATAAAAGTTTCAACAGAATATAACAAAAATATAAACGCGGATTTCAACATAGATACCATAGAAGATTTTACTTCATTATATAATCAATTAAATTTAAAACATGTTAAAAGTATTAGGTGAAGAATATTTCGTTGATTTTCAAAAAATTGAGGAAATAATAACAATCAAACAGGAAACCACAGGAGATACAGAACAAAACATTAGTATTGTTAAATTTGAACTAATAAAAACTATGTTAGATGTTTTATTTACTGAATCAACAGAATTAGATGATAAAATGTTAATGAAAGGAAGTAATGATGTTACAATCCCTTTTAAAATAGCATTTAACACTTTAATAAGATATAATATATTACAATCATTTTAAAATATGAATACAGAACTTATCCCAAAAATTCAAGAATCAATTCAAAAACTAAAAAATAAAGAATGTAGAATCTATTTTTTAGTACAAGACACAAAAGGCAATGCAAAAGCGTCAGTTAGATTTATCTATGAAATTGCATACACCCTAAAACAAAACGGATTTAATTCAATCATCATGCACGAGCAGAATGATTATAAAGGAGTATCTTCTTGGTTATCTGAAAAATACATGGAGTTACCACATAAATCGATTGAAGACCAAAATTTAGAGTTGTCTCCTGAAGATTTTTTAGTTATTCCTGAATTATATGGACACGTTATGGAACAAATTTCTAAATTCCCTTGTGGAAAAATTGTGATTTCACAATCATATGATTATATGTTAGAAACTTTATCTCCAGGCGCCACTTGGTCCCAATATGGATTTTTGAAGTGTATTACAACATCAGAAGAACAAAAAGATTATTTAGAAAAAATAATGAAAAATATTTCGTATGATATTTTAACACCAACAATAAGTGAGTCTTTTAAAGAAAAAGAAATACCTGCAAAACCAATTATTTCTGTTCACACTAGAGACCAAAGAGATACAATGAAATTAATTAAAACTTTTTATCTAAAATACCCACAATACAGATGGTTTACTTTTAGAGATATGAGAGGTTTAAGTGAAAGTGAATTTGCTGAGCTTTTAAAGGATTCTTTTGTTTCTGTTTGGATAGACAATGAATCATCTTTTGGTACTTTCCCGTTAGAAAGCATGAAGACAAAAACACCTGTAATTGGTAAAATACCAAATATAAAACCTAGTTGGATGGATGAACATAACGGTATTTGGGTAAATGATACTTTGTTAATTGTTGATGTTTTGGCGGAATTTATACAGAATTGGTTAGAAGACAACATTTCTGAAAAATTATATGAATCTTCAATGGAAACAGCTAAAAAATTTAGTGATGTTCAAAAATTTGAAAATGACACAGTAGAATTATTTTCAAAGTATATAAACAAAAGACTTCAGAATTTTGAAGAGCAATTAGAAAAAATACAATTAAATTAATTATGAATACTAAATTAGATATATCAGTAATACTTCCAATATCTTCTTCATTTGGAAAAGATTTTGAAGAGCTTTTTGATAAAGCAATACAATCAATAAAAAAACAATCAGTTGGTGTGGGTGAATTAGTTATTGTACATACCGATGAAGAAAACCTTTGTAACTTTTTAAGTTCTTACGATTTTGAAGATTTAACAGTTAATAAAGTTTTAAATACAAGTTCGGACACGGATTATGCAAGTCAAATAAATTTAGGAGTTAAAAATTCAAAATATGATTGGGTTAGTTTTTTTGAATACGATGATGAATATTCATTTATTTGGTTTAAAAATGTTAAAGATTATATAAATTATCACCCTGAATGTGATGGATTTTTACCAATCGTTGTTGATGTAGATGAAAAAGGAATATTTGCAGGATACACAAACGAAGCAACATTTGCAGCATCATTTAATACTGAGATTGGTATTTTAACAAATGATTTATTAAACATGTATCAAAATTTCCAATCTAGTGGTATGGTGTTAAAAAAATCATTAATTGATAATTTTGGTGGATTCAAAAAATCAATGAAATTAACTTTTGTTTATGAATTTTTACTTAGACTAACTTATAATTCGGCAAGAATTATGACAATACCGAGACTTGGTTACAAACATATCAACATGAGAGAGTCTTCAATTTTTTGGAGTTATAAAAATGGTAAAACACCAATGTCTGACAATGAAGTTAAATTTTGGATTGATACCGCAAAAAAAGAATATTTTTTCAATTCCGATAGAAATATAAAATATGAAGAAACAAATTCTTAATGATTTTAGAAGATATCAATTCAACTGGTATTACGCAAGACCATCAAAGTAAACGTGGAAAAAAAAATACTTCTACAACTAATTATTTTGATGTTAGAGAAGAAAATGCGGTAGTTCTTTTTCTAAATGCGGAAACTATTGAAGAAAGAAATAAGATTTACAATGAGTTTTTGAAGAAACCTATCGAAAAAATGGTTTCTTCTATTATTAGAAGGTACAAACTTTATAGGAAAGATATGTCGTTTGATGAAATATTAAACGACACTCATTCGTTTTTAATAACTAAATCAGATAAATTTGTTCCTGATAAAAATAAAAAGGCGTATTCTTATTTCGGTACAATTTGTAAAAATTATTTAATGGGTCAAATTATTAAAGACCAAAAAGAAATAAACCGAAAAGTATCTTATGAGGATATATCATCTAACTTAGAAAATAGACCAGATATGGTTTATTATATTGAAAACGACGCTGTTGAATCGGATAAAATAATATCTGATTATATTGGTATGTTAAAAGAATTTATTAAGAACAGTAATTTAAACGAGAATGAAACAAGACTAGGAGAAGCATTACTTCAATTATTTGAAACATACGACCAAATTTTTGTTGCTCACGATAATAAAAAGTTTAATAAAAATTTAGTTTTATTGTCTTTAAGAGAAATGACCAATCTGTCAACCAAAGAAATAAGATTAAGTATGAAAAGGTATAAAAAACTTTATTTTGATTTTGTCAAAAAAATAGATTTAAGATAAAAAGTGATAATAAAATATTTATAAGCATGACAAGACCTAAAAAAAAAGAAATACTTTTAAACAAAGAATCTATATTGTCTTTAATGCAAGAAATATATAATGAATTGGTTGAACAAAGAGCAACCGCAATAAGAATTCAAAATAAAATGTTGTCAATGATGAAAGACAGTTCTGATATGGCAATAATTGGACCAATAATTAAAGAACAACAAAAGATTGTAAACGATACTGTTGAAAAAAAATTAACATTATCTAAACTACAATCAACTATTTGGGAAAAGGCAATCAATAAAAATGATAAAGAAAATTTTTCTGTGAGCGATTTTGACGATAAACTAATCCAAGATTTACTATTGAAAGATATTTCAAATACAACAGACGAAGGATATAAACTTAACAAATAATTTTTAAGATATGTCCGAATCAACAACAACTACGGAAGATTATAAAAAATTAAATAAAGTCATTAATTCATATAAAAAAACAAAAAGAATTAATGAACAGCAAAAAGAACTAAGAAAAAATCCTCAAAATTCCAATAGTCAAACATCTAAAGAAATTGAGGCCACAGAATCTAAAGTAAAAAAGAAAGTTGAGACTTACACTCAAAAGGCAAAAGATTTACCAAAATCTTTTAAACAAAATAGTGAAAATCAATTAAGAAAATTGGTTCAAACATATATTACATCAAAAGAAAATAACGACGTTGATGGTAAAAATATAAATAACGAAACAGAAAAAATAAAAGAGTTAAAACAAAAAGAAGCACAATTTCAAAAAGAATTAACCAATGCGGTTGTAACTAATAACGTCCCTGAACAAAAAAGATTAAATGGGTTATTAGAAAAGACTAAAAAAGATATTAGAAGAGCTGAACTTAATGTTTTTAAAACAGATACCAAAAAAGACGCGATTGCAGCTTTAAGAAACTCACTTATTCAAGCCGTAACTAGAACTAAAGACGAAATAAAAGACATATTAAAAAATGAATATGTAAGTGCTTTAGGGTGTTCTCAGGAACAAAATTACCAAGACAAAGAAATTTATATAAAAGTATCAAATATAGATATATTTGGAAAAACATTACAAACAAATCCAAATGGAGTTCCTGGTAAGTACGTTTATGAATTTAAACCATTTACCGCATCTTCAATTCCAAGGTCGTTTAATCGCGAATTATGGAATAGAATACAAAAAGAAGGGCAAACTTATGAGGATGAATACAGTACACCGTATGTTGGGGTTTCAGGACAAGACTTATTTGATATTGAATTCATTAAAGACCCAACACCAACATTAACAGGTGAATTTTTTAAAGTTACACTAAAAAAAAGAATTGGTGGAAACAGTGTCGCAGAATTTTTATTGGACTATCTAAACACAATTGATGTTCTTAATTTTAACGAACTTTTTTCTAATGTTTTAAATCTGTTGATTGGTTCAATAAACATGAAAAATTTGATTGGTTATGATGATTTAAGAAATCAAACAGTATTTGAAAAACTAATACAAAGAGTTCTTGGTTTATGTTTTGACAATAAACAAGAAATAGATGTTACAGGAACTGGTAAACTAGATTCTTCAGACCAAATTGATGATAGTTTTTTTGAATTAACAGAAGAAGATTTATTAGAAATTGAAAATAAAATAAAAAATATTCAAGAAAACGTAGTGCAGTATAAGGATTGTGGTGCGTTGTCATTACCTGTAAATGTTGATGGTTCATTATCGTTAATTGATGAATTTTTAGTTGAAGATATGACCGCTCAGGATGCAGATAAAGCAGCTCAAAACATGTTAGACAGCTTAGGTTCAAATCCCGATTGGTTAGTTGAATATCCGCAATTTAATTTTTCAAATATCATTAATGAAGAATTTATAAATCTATTACCAATAGCAGTTTTAAATTCAGTTTTATCTCCAAAACATTTATTTCCATTATTTGTAATGGCAAAGGCATTACAAAAAGATTATGTTGATGGTATTGATACAACTGAAGATTTCTTTAAAGAATTTAGAAAAATGGTTATAAACATTACTTCTAAAATACAGGCGATTTTTGTTAAACAACTTTTTATTGCGATAAAACAAAATTTAAAATCTTTGATGGCATCAATTGTGAGACAGACCGCAGATGAAATATTAACAAATAAACAAAAACTAATATTAGCTGGTGTTAATTTAGCTCTGACCACACTTGCAACAATTCAAGATTTTAGAAGATGTAAAAACGTTGTTGATGAATTATTGAATATTGTTTCTTTAAGTTTAGCACTAAAAAACGCACTAAGAGGAACATCTTCTGACGTACCAACAATAATAAACTATATAGCCGCGGCAACAAAACCAGGCATGAGCCCAACTAGCATATTAACAAAATTTATTGAAAAAATGGAGGAGCAAGGAGTTCCAACAGGTGATATGCCAAGTGGAAAACCAAATATTGGGTTATTAATGACTAAAAGTTTAAATGAGGCAATAATTGACGAAATGACACAAAATGGTTATGCTCAAACAACCGTAACCGCAAAAGAAATAGGTATAATATCACAAACTGGTTTTGTTAAAATAAAAGGAAATGTTTTATGATTATAGATTTAGAAAAAATAGAAAAAATAATTTCAGAACCAAGTAGTTTTAATAATAAAGAACTTATGGAATGTATGGATATACTTGCAAACGAACATGAAAAAGTTAAAGAGTCTATCATACAAATGACATATCAAGTAGATAAACTTGAAAATTCTTATAATAAAATTTTGGAAGAATATAAGAAAAGAAAATAATGAATCGTTTTAATGATTATACAAATTTACCAAAAAAATATACACAGGTTTTTAATTTTGGTAGAGTAATTGACAACAAAGACCCAATGAATTTGGGCAGAATTCGTTTGCAAGTGGATAACTGGCAAAATGAAGATATTATTAATTCGTTTAAAAACCCTGTAACAGGTAAACCTTTAACAGAAAATGACTATTGGACCGATGTTGACCCATTGGTTTTTATGCCGTTATTACCACAATTTTTTAGCCAAGTACCACAAATAAATGAATCAGTTCATGTCGTATATTATAATTTAGATTACCAAGACAGAAATAAGTACTACATACAAGGTATGTTTTCAAGTCCAAACGAATTAATTGGAGAACCTTTTGAATCTTCTCAAGCATTTACATCAAAAGGGGAAAGAAACAAACTACCACAAGATATTAGAAATAAAGATGGTTCAATGAAAGAAACATCACAGTCAGGATTATATCCAGATGTAAAAACAATTGGGATTTTAGGTAGAAATAATTCTGATATGTTATTACCTCCTGACTCAGCAATGTTTAGAGTATACAAAAAAAATGTGAATGAAAATGGTAATCCAATCTTTAACAAAAAATTTGGTATGGTTGGATTACAAAAATTTGATACGAGAAAAGTTGAAAATACTAATCAAACTTTTACAGAACAAGGAAATGTAGTACAAAAAATAAAATATTTGGTTGAGTATGATGTATATGGTGGTGTTGGTAGTTTATTGGGTAGGTTTTCGGGATACGTTAGGATATATAAAATATCTGATTATAGACCCGTATACTCAACAAGTGTTTTAAATGGTTTTTATAGTTTTCCTGAAGAAAGTTTAATTGGTCCTGTATATCAAAAAGATTTTACATTTGATTCTCGTGATGACATTATATCTGGTATTAATAATGTAATATCACTTATGAATAGTGGTTCGTTTTCTTTGGGGGGAACAGGAACAACAATAAATGAACCAATACCTTTCGTTTTCCAACCATCAAAAAATTTTTGGGATAAATACGAATTAAATGTTGATGTTTCAGCAACTGAAGTTATAAACTTAAGGAGATTCTTTGAAGGTATATACTTAAACAAGCAAGACTCAACTAGAGGTATTGGATACGTTTCAGAAAAAGATAGATTAGGACCACTAAAATCATTTCAGACATATAAAATCCCTAATGAACAATACGAATTTAACCCTATTGTTTACGGAATAAATGTTGCCAATACTTCTTTTTTTCTTTCACATGATACACAAGTAGGTGTAACCAAAATTGATTTTGATACTATAGATTTTTCAGGAACAACAATACCGCAACAATTTATTGAAAATATTATGATTCCAAATACTAATTCTATGGTGAGAGGTGAACAATTATTGGACCTTATAGAATTAATTGTTAGGTTTTTAGTTTCTCACGTACATCCATACCATAATATGGGTCCAGATTCACAAAGTGTTGATGGTACACAAGTACAAACTATTTTAACAAAACTTTACGATGCCGATAGTAAAATTTTAAATAAAAACTTACGCATTAACTAATATTTATAGTTAATGTCTATACACAAATCATATCTAAATAGAAATAACACAATTATTTCTAGCGGTACTACAAATACAGGACAAAATCCTGTAACTGAATTATTTTTTGGTAGGGTTGATAATGTTTTATCCACACCAGGATATTCAAGATTTATTTTTGACATAGATTTGTCACAACTACAAGAAAAAATCACAAATGGGATTGTTTACACAGGAAGTCCAATGACTCATGTGTTTAAAATGACCAATACGATAATGTTTAATTATGAATTATTAAACACAACAACATCTGACAATAGAAGAAGAGCCACGGGTTTTAATTTAAATTTGTTTAGAATACCTAAATTTAATTTAACAGGTACACCACAAAATTGGGATGAAGGTGTTGGTTATGATTATTACAACAATAATAATTTAAATTCTTCTAACGCTAGTTTAACATCAAGAAACTACAGGGATAATGACAAGTCATATTCTAATCGACCATCAAATTGGTTTAATTCAACAACAATTAGTGGGTGGAGTACAAATGGTGTTTATAACAATTTAAATAACGGTATTGGAAATGTTATAAATTTTTCAGCCTTAACATTAGTCGATACTCAATATTTTGAATTTGGTAATGAGAATATTGAATTTAACATGACTAATGAAATTAATAATATTTTAACGGGTGCAACAACAGGTGTTACAGGATATATTATTTCATTTGACCCCGAAATAGAAAATATAACAGGATTAACTGAAAATTATTCGGTAGGTTTCTTTACAAGACATACACAAACATTCTACGAACCATTTTTAGAAACAACATATGATGATTTAATTTTAGATGATAGAACTAAATTTTTTGAGAATAAAGTAAATAAATTATACTTATATTCTTATATAGACGGCACACCAACGAATTTAGATTTTAACCCAACAGTTAATATTGCAGACTCAAATGAAGATTTAATATCTTCTTTAACGGGTTTAACAACAGTTTTAAGAACTCAAGGTATATACGAAGTAGAAATACCTGCAATTACAGGATATTCAACACCATGTCAATTTAACGATATTTGGGTTAACTGTACACTAAATGGAAGAGCAATTGGTAATATAACCAATGAATTTATTCTAAGACCCGCAACCGAGTACTATCAAATTGGTACTCTATCAAAAAACCCTGAAACTTACGGGTTTAGTTTTTCAGGTATTAAACAAGATGAAAAAATATTAAATACCGATACAAGAAAAGTTGTGGTAACTATTAAACAGGCTTATTCTTCAAATATTGTATATCCTGATTTTAAGGCATACTACAGAGTATTTGTTAACGAAGGTACAACTGAAGTTATTGTCCAAGATTGGACTAGAATAAATCAAACATCAAATGAATATTATTTTATCTTTGATACAAAAGATAAAGTTCCAAACCAATATTTTGTAGACATAAAAGTTCTTTCTTCGGGAGAAGTAGATACTTATAAAAGACAACTTAAATTTGAAATAGTAAATAAGAAATGAAAAAACAAATAGTAAAAGAAGCATTCGATTTTTGGAGCACCATATCAAATTTTGTGGGTGACTTAGCCAGACAAACCGCAGGTGCTGTTGACGTTTTAGGTGACCCAATAGTAATTGCATCGTTAGTGAAAAACTACAATGAAATAGAAGAAACCCTTCAAAGATTTGAAAATTTAAAAAATCAATTATTAGGTCCTGAAATGGAATTAAACTATGAGAGTCTAAAAGAAGAAATGTTAGACATTAGAAACGATTTGGAAGTAGACGTTATTGATACTTTACAAGGTTTTGTTGAATTAACCCCAACAGGTCCTTTAGGTTCTCTAGCGTCGGGTATCGCACCATTACTTTTGAAGATGACAATAGAAGAGCTTATTGATACAATTCAGGAGTACATTCCACAAGATTTAGATGTTCCATTATTAGGAACACTAACTAATGCCGCTAGAGCAATTTATTTTATTGATAATATAGAAAAAGTTCAAAAAGAAATGAAACCGCTTCACGATGACCCATCAGTTTTTTCAAAGGAAGTTATTGAAAGATTAATGGTACATGAAGGAAAAAAGAAATCAGGAACAAAACTTTGTAGTAGAGGCAAATCGGCTGCGAAAGCAAAATTTGATGTTTACCCTTCTGCGTACGCTAATGGATATGCAATTCAAGTATGTAAAGGTAAAATTAAAGGATTAGACGGAAAAAAAAGGTGTTCACCACCTTATTGTTAATTGATTTTTAAATCGTCAATTTTTTTAAATTTATCTTCACTATAATCAGTAAATTTTCTAATTATATTCATTAATTGACCGTACTTATCTGTTTTGTCAAATAAGTTCATGATTTTGTTAGAATCCATTGGGTCATTAATATCGTTATAAAAAATAATTCCTTGTGGTGATGGATATCTACCACCTAAGTAATTTTCACCTGGTTTGTTTATATACATACCAAATTTAGAAGATTCTAATTTGGCTTGTAATTCTTTATTTTTTATTATTATATAACCTAAAGAACCCATTCTATTATGTTTCTTAAACATATCATCACTATCTTTAGATGTTGTACACCATTTTGTTCCCGCACCATATTTACATGATGCGTCAAACGTCAAAGGTATTACTAGTAAAAAATCATCATTTTCAAAAAGTTTAATATATTCATGTGGTTCAACTTTAAACTTTTCAGAAATCACGCTTTTACTTAATATACTTTCTTTTTTTGGTTTATAAGATGTATATATTGGTTTTTGACCTTTACCTGTTTGTGTGTCTTTTTTCTCCGCTTTCCTTTTTTGTGAACACGCAGATTTTTTTTGTGAGTCAGACATTTTACCTGCAACACCCGCCGCTCTACATTTTGGATATGCACCCTTAGACGTATCAGGTCTTCCACATGGTGGATGTTTACCATCTACTTTTCTACAAATATTAACCCAAGGACCTTTTGGTTGTTTACTTCCTTTTGGTTTTTTCTTAGTTCCAAACCAAACCGCCAAATCTTCAGTGAGCAAATTAACTAAATTTAAAATTTGTTCAGATACACTACCGCCTGATTCACCGCCAGCGTTATCACCATCTCCCAATCCATCACTATCAACTCCTTGAAATTTGTGTTTAAGTTTTTTAGCCATTTTATGTGCTATATGTTCTTTTGTTTTTACGTTTTTTGAATCTATTATTCCATCTAAACTATCGTAATTAACTTCAGCACTTTCATATTTTGAGATTGGTACGATAAAAGGTGATAAAGCATTTTTTTCCCAATCCATTAGACCAGGACTAATTGGCGGTTTATAACTACCAGAACCACCTGATACCGTAGCTTCATTTATATTTTCCCAAACAGTAAAATCATTTGATTTTATATCCTTGTATATTACTTTATCTTTTGACATTTTAATTCTATCATTATATAAATATTTCAAACTATGGTTAATTATAATATTTTTGATATTTTTAAATTTAAAAATGACGAAGAATTTCAAACATTACTAGATTCTTTAAATAAAGAACAATCTATCTATTTTTTAATAAATTCTGTAAAACATGCTAATAGACAAGGTGTTTATACATTAGAGGAATCAGAATTAATTTCTAAATGTATTAGAAAACTGTATTCACCGAATGAAAATCAATCGGATGTAAACGAAAAAAGGGACGAATAATCGTCCCTTTTTTTATAGTTAGATATGTTAGATTATCTCAATTCTCTCAAATCAAATGTTCTAACACCATCAACAGTCACTTTACCGTAGAAACGGTTGTTAACCATCTTCTTAGCGTATCTTGTCATGATACCTTTGATTGGTGTGAAGTTGAATGGGTTATACATTGTTGGAGTTAATTGTAGAGGAACATATGGTGCGTAAACATAACCAGTGTCTAACAACGAGTTACCTTTGTGACCCAACAACAATGTGTTTGGTGGGAAATAAGGGTCTCTGTAGACTTGGTATCTACCTGCCAATGTACCTACTCTTTCAATACCCATGTTGTATTGGTCTTGCTCAGGTGCTGCGTTTGATACGTGGAAGTATTCCAAATCATCAAAAATTGCACTGATTTCAGAAGATACAACAATCCAGTTAGCTCCACCTCTTAATGTAGATTTGTGGATTTGAGCCGACAATTGGTTGATTGCTGTCATCAACGTTTGGTTCCAATCTTTTTGAGTATATTGAGTTAATGGATTTGCGGTTGTACCTCTCTTCCATCCGTTGTAATCCCAACGTAAAGTCCATGCCGCACCTTTTCTTAAGTCTCTCAAGATTTCTCTGTCGATTTCAGCAGCAACTTGCTCTGACAATAAAGCAGTTAATTCAGCTTCAGCATCAATATTATGGAACGCTGCAACGTCTTGTGCTAATTCAGGTGACCACTGAGCTCTTAATTTTCTTTCAGTAACTGATACTGTAACAGATTCAAGGTCAAATGAAACTTCACCGATTTGGTCTTCAAATTCCAATTCTTTATAGATTCTATAAGTCATTGAGAAATCTAAACCATTAGTTGAGCTTACTGTTGTAGTTAAACCAGAATATCCGTCTAATGAACCTGCTCCGATTGAACATGGAACTTGAGCATCAACTTCTAAGTAAATAATACCGTCTGCATCACAGATATTATCATATGTACCACCGTTACCACCAGGGTTAGAACCACTTGTGTTAGGGAAGTTTGTAGTTGTGCTTGAACCATATTGTACAATACCTTTACCATATTTTTGAGTAACAACTCTGAACAAACATGGAGCTGACATTCCTGAGAATGGGTGGTTAACACCTGCTTCTGTGATTGGTGCGATTGTCATACCAGCCAAGAATTCTTCAGTATCCATTTCATTACCGTTTGGTCCGATTAATTTACCAGCACCACTGTAGTTAAATCCTGAGAAAGCTACTAAAACTTTTCTGTATGGACCACCAGTTGTAGTATAACCTGAATTAACTAATTGACCTCCATTCCAAACTTGTGTACAACCTGTAACTGTTCTAGCTGAGAATGCTCCTTTAGAATAATCAAATAATCCAGGTGGGTCTAAATCTGGTTCAGTACCTTCATAGAATCTATCATATAAATTCTTATCATTTGCACCATAACCAGTGTCAGGTGAAGAAGGTCCGTTAGGTGCTCCAAAAGGTGAATAGTGGTAGCCACCAGTGGTTGGGTCTTGTTGACCTGTTGTGTAACCTTGAATTTTAGGTACAAAGTAGAACAATTTACCGATAGGTAAGTTCATTGCTTGTACAGAAACGATGTCGTTAGCTAACAACTTAGAGAAAACTCTTCTTACGATTGGGAATACAACCGTTTCGAAAGAACCGTCTGAAGATGTGCTAGCAGCTTCGTTTATTAAGTGTGATGCTTGGTTTTCATAAAGTTGAGCGATGTTTTCTTTAACATGACCTCTCAAACCTTCTAGGAACCCAAGTCTGTCCCATTTGTTGATTGTATCTTCTTTGATAACTTTAAGGTGCTTAAGACCAATGTTACCAACAAGACCTGATTCTAATAATGCTCCCATTTTTTTATTTTTTTAAGTTTTGTTTAGTTTATTTTAATTTTGACATCAAATCTTTCATTCTTAAGAATTGTGGATTTTCATATGTCTTGTTTTCAACCAAGTTTGTTGAACCTTTAGTTGGTGTTCTATCAATAGATTCTACGATAGATTCTTTAACAACTGTATTTTCTTTAACACCTAATTCATTTTTTATTTGTGAATAAAGATTTTTTGATTCCTTGATTGTTTCGACGTTATCAAAACGTCTCATGATGTTTATTTTTTCTTGTTTAGTTGTAGAATGTTCTGTAAACAATCTAGTTGCGTATGCCAAGTTTGAATTGAAAACCGCTACCTCGTTAAGTTTTTCTCTGAAGATATTCAAAGCTTTTCTGTATTCTTCGTTTTTAAGTCTTAAAACTCTAACTTCTTCTTCTAAAGCTTTGTTAGTAACAACTTTCATTTTAGGAAGACCTCTACCTGGGTAATTTCTTGAACCATTACCATAGGTTCTTGAAGCTTCTTTCATTTCATCTTCACGTGTCTCAAAACCAGCATCATCTCTTCTTGATTTCATTGATTTTAAATCTTTCTTAGATAACGCTCCATGTTCCATTCCTTCTTTTTCATCTTCATGGTCATCATAACCTTGACCTTCTTTAAATTCACCTTTTACGTATTTTTTAGCTTCAGGTGCTGATTTACCATGAGGCCCTTTGTGAATGTTTTCACCCTTGAACGATACCTTACCAGGTCCTTTACCCATACCTACTCCTACATAGGTTTTTTCTTTAGATTCCATCATACCTTCTTTTTCATCATCATAGTCACTTATTCCATCTTCATCATCATCAGAGATTTCAATTTCATAAACAACTTCTTCTGCTAGTTCATCATTAGAATCATCATCATCCATTGATGGTTCTGATAAATCTTCACCACCACCAATAGGAAATGTCATTGTGTCTGTTTGAGATAAAACATCAACATCTAACTCATCACCCATTTTTTGAACGATAAGTCTGTCACTGTCACCCATACCCATAACAATCTTCATTAATTCTTCATCTGATGCACCAACCATGTTTAAAGGTTCGATTTCATCATCCATCATGTCATCATCATCGTTCATCATAGTGATGTCATCTGTCATTGACATTTCATCACCAGCGTCGTCAGATGCTGTCATGTCGATAGTCATAGAATCTTCGTCTTCATCTTCATACATACTCATGTGAGTACCTTCTGTGTTGTAAGATTCATCTGCCATCATTTCTTCCTCAGTCTTATCGTATAAAGACTCTTTTACTAATTCTTCGATTTCTTCCTTCATTGTAGAAGCAAGTATTCCTTTTGCGTTTTCAGAAACCACATTTTCCAAATTTTTCATTTGTAAAAGAGCTTCTTCAACTAATGATTTTTTTTCTGAATTCATTTTTTGCAATAAAAATTTGTTTTATTTTCCATATAAATATATCCATTTACCAAAAAAGTTAGTTTTGAACGGGTGCTAAAATAAAAAAACCCGATTTCTCGGGTTTTAATTAACTTTTAAATTTAAAATTTTTTATTCAAAAACTTCGTCAATTTTGCTTTCGGCAACTGCGGTTATTCTCCAATCATGTTGAAATCCTTTAAATTTTTCTGTTACTTTGGCTTCAACATCGGTAACGTTATAACCTTTAACAAGTTTTTCTTCTCTGATTTTTTTAATTTTTCCTGAATTTTCGTCAATCAAGTCGTATTGAACTTTTGCTACAAAATATTTTTCGTCCATAATTTTAATTTTATCTATGTCCCAAATAATCGTTCAATTTTGTCATTAAGTCAAGTGATTTTCCTAATCCGCCATCAATTCTTGGTTCTTGTTTGTCTTTTTTGTCTACATCTATATTTTCGTCATACAATTTTCTATCATCTTTATTAGAATAAAGATACGCACCTGGTGTAGATGGATTCATAACCAAATCAAAACATATAATTTCAAAATCATCTTGAACTTCGTTGTGTTCGCCTTTTTTTGCTAAAGAACCAACTCCTCTTGAAGATATCCCCATAGTAACACCTTGTCTCATTAGATTGGCCGCGATATCTCCTTTTGTAGATACAACACCTCTTTCATGAAAACCTGGTGAAGTTAATAATCTTAACTTACCCATTAAAATATTATCATCCCACCATACATCATCAATTATGTGTGACACTCTGTCCAAATCAATTAGGGAAGATTCAGGATGATTTAATTCTGAAGTTGATAAACCTTTTTGAATTAATGATTTATATTTATCCGCTTCTCTTCTTAATATTTTTTCAGGGTAAACTCTGCCGTTTCTATTTGGTACCCCATACTTTTGTAAAGTCGCGTAAAACACAAAAGGTTTTGAATGGTCAATTTGAGTTTTATTTGCTTGTCCAAAATTCTCGTTTAAAGAATCTTTCCAAGAAATACTACCCGCATCATATTCAATTAATATACCTTTACCAGTTTCGTTTGGTCCTAAAATTTTCATAATCCTTTTTCATTATAAATATAAGGACTATTTAAACTTTCATTTTTTCTTTTGTTTTGGCATATTGAATTGTAAAATATTTTGAATCAGATAAAACCTCGTTGTATATTTTGTTAATTATTTTTATTAGTTCTTCAGATATTTCATTTGATTTAAAATCGACATCTTGTTTTGTAAAAAAAGTTATTTCTAAATTTAAGAATGATGATTTTTTTAATCTTATACCACTTGTTCTTAAATCCATGTCAACTATAAAGTGGTCTTTAAATAATTTTTTATTTGATATTTCTAATATTTTGTGTTTTATTGTTCTTGTTATAGAACCTACGGTGATACTCCAATTTTCCTTTTCCACTTTTGGTGTCACCCATGTTTGTAATACTAAATAAATTGATTTTAATTCTGTCGTGTTGACACTACCAAAATAACATTTGGCATCTTTAAACAATTCTAATTTGAATGTTTTTCCTTTTTTCATTTTTAAATGAGTTCATATAAGTAA